GGAAAAGTGGCCGCAGCCATCGCCGAAAGGCGTTTTTGAGAGAGGATGAAGTTTGATGTCTGAATCGTCCGGCAACCCCGTACAAGGGATCGGCATCCACCAGGCACAAGATGCCATAGCCGATATTCTGGCCACCGATGACGGTGACACCCAGGGCGGTGAGGCGCAGCAGCCCGAAGCGCAAGCGGAGGGCACCGAAACGGAGGCAACAGAGGCGCAGGCTTCTGATGAAACCGTTGAGGAAACCGCTGAAAGTGAAGACGAAGCCCAGGACGAGGAGCAACCTCAGGAAAGGCTTCCCGAGTCGATCAAAGTAAAGGTCGCTGGCGAGGAAGTAGAGGTCACGCTTGACGAATTGGCGCGGGGGTATTCGCGGCAGGCGGACTATAGCCGGAAGACGCAGCAACTGGCGGAAGAACGCAAGGCGTTCCATGCTGAAGCTGAAGCCATTCGGCAAGAGCGGGCGCAGTATGCGACGCTTCTAGGGGCCTTACAGCAGCAGTTGCAGTCCACCGCACAGATCGAGCAGCAGCCTGATTGGGATCGTCTTTATGAAGAAGACCCGATCAACGCTACTCGGTTGGAGCGGCAATGGCGAAAGGTTCAGGAAGACCGGTTCGCGAAAATGTCAGCGATAAAGGCTGAACAGGATCGTTTGAACCAGACTTTCGAGCAACAGACTGCCGAGCAGATGAAGGCCATTCTGGTTGAACAGGCGTCTCGCCTTCCAGAGGTTATTCCTGAATGGAAGGATGAGAAGGTTGCCACTGAGGGCAAGAAGCAGCTTCGTGATTGGCTGACGAACCAAGGTCTTAATGAAGTTGAGATCAACAGTTTGCACAAGGCTGAACACGTTGCGATCTTGCGTAAAGCCATGCTTTACGATCAAGGCCAGCGCAAGGCGCAGGCGGCGGTGAAGCCTCAACAGGTAATGCGTCCAGTTAAGCCGGGTTCTCAGGCGTCCGCGCCGGGGAATAGAAGCGTCACGGATGTAACCCGTGCAAAGCAGCGTCTCGCTAAAACCGGGACTGTCAACGATGCTGCTAGTGTTCTAGCGGCGCTTCTCTGAAAGGATATAGGCTATGACTATCGTTACCAACACCTTCACGCGTTATGATGCCAAGGGCATCCGTGAAGACTTGGCGAATGTGATTTACAACATCTCGCCGGAAGAAACCCCGTTCCAGTCTAACACTGCCCGCGTGAACGTGAAGAACACGTTCTTCGAATGGCAGACGGACAGCCTGGCGGCGGCTTCCACCACCAACGCGGCGCTTGAAGGCGATGACATTTCGTCCTTCGATGCCGTGACGGCCACTTCTCGCCTGGGTAACTACACGCAGATCAGCCGTAAGACGGTTGTGATCTCCGGTACCCTGGAGAGCGTGGACAAGGCTGGTCGCCGTTCTGAACTCGCCTATCAGATGGCGAAGAACGGTGCGGAACTGAAGCGCGACATGGAAGCCATTCTGCTTGCTTCCAAGGCCGCGAACGCTGGTAACAACACCACGGCGCGTCAGACGGCTGGCTTGCCTGCCTTCCTGCGTACCAACACCAACAAGGGCGCTGGCGGTTCTGATCCGACTGTGTCTAACGGTGTGGTGAACGCTACCCGCGTTGACGGCACTCAGCGCACCTTCACGGAAACCATCCTGAAGGACGTTATTGCCCAGGTGTGGACCGAGGGCGGCACGCCGAAGATTCTGATGGTCGGCCCGTTCAATAAGCAGACCGTCAGCGGCTTCGCTGGCATTGCCGAAATTCGCTACAACCAAGCCACTCCGCGCCCGACTGTGATTATCGGCGCGGCTGACGTTTATGTGTCTGACTTCGGCGCGGTGTCTGTGGTGCCTAACCGCTTCCAGCGTGAGCGCGATGCTTTCGTGCTTGACCCGGAATACGCGGCGACGGCGATCCTTCGTCCGATCCAGACCATGGACCTGGCGAAGACCGGTGACGCTGAAAAGCGCATGATGCTTTGCGAATACGGCTTGATGGTCCGCCAGGAAGCCGCGCATGGTATCGCTGCTGACCTGACGACTTCGTAATGGCAACGGGGCTGGCGGGTAACTGCCAGCCCCACCTCAAAGGTGGCTTATGGCTGACAAGATTTTCAACATTGATCCGGTAAGCGGGATTTCTTCTTACTGGCATTATGATGACACCACAGACACGGCGATTATTGAAAAGCGCCAGGATGTGTCGAGTATTGTTGACGCCAATAAGGCGCAGTTCAATGAAGATCATGGGCGTTATGGCGAGTGGAATAAGGTAGCGTCCATTCCGCTGGCGGTTTTTTATGATTTGAAAATGAAGGGTATTGTGGACGATCCGGTTGCCATGAAGAAGTGGCTGAATGATCCTTCGAATAGGTTTTTCCGCACTAGGCCGGGGCGCGTGTAATGCAGGCAACGGTATCAGTCTGTGTTCCCTGCCGCGATGTGGTGGACAGCGGGTTTGCCTTTGATTTGGCCCGGTGCGTTTCGGCCCATACGGCGGCAACCAGGGACAGGGTGCTTCTGTTCCAGAACCAAGGGACGCTAATCGTCAATCAGCGGCAGGAACTGGCGCAGGCGTCCTTGGATGCAGGCGCCACCCATATCCTGTTTATTGATGCTGATATGCGGTTCCCGAAGGACGCCATTTTTAGGCTGTTGCAGCGGGATGAGGATATTGTCGCGGCTAATTACAGCACGCGTAAACTCCCACTTCAGCCGGTGGCTTTCCGCGACGATACCACCACCGAGCGGGTTTATACGGAGCAGGACGATACAGGGCTGGAAGCGGTGGCAGCTATCGGCATGGGGCTAATGCTGATCAAGGCTGAAGTTTTCCAGAAAATGCCGAAACCATGGTTTTTTGTGCCATACCAAAATGGTATATACACAGGGGAAGACATTTTCTTTTGTAGAACGGCAAGGGAATTTGGCTTTGAGGTTTTGTTAGACCATGACCTAAGTAAAGAGGTGCGCCATATTGGCGCATTTGAATTCTCAAATGCCCACGCTTGTGGCGCCAGGGAAGAAAGAAATGAACCTTCTAGCTGACAAAGAAAGGTTTATGGATTCTTGTATGCCAGAACCAAACTCTGGGTGCTGGCTTTGGCTTAAAAGTGCAAACCCCAAATATGGAGTTTTTGTTTTAACTAATAAAACAGTAGGTAAAAAATACATATCAGCGCATAGATTTTCTTGTGAAGTATTCCACGGGCCATCTCTTGGAAGGAACGCTTTACATAAGTGTGATAACACTTTGTGCGTAAACCCAGAACATTTATATTGGGGGGACCAAAGTAAAAATTACGAAGACTCAGTTAGGCGTAAGAAAAGGGCATTCAAGTTATCTTCATTGCAGATTCAAGAGATAAGGACTTCTGCTGAAAAAGATGGTATTTTAGCTGATAAGTTTGGGGTATCTAGGGGGTTAATTAGGTTAGTCCGAAAGAGTAACTCTTGGAGATGTTCTGATGGCATTCAATAATTACAGCTCGCTTCAGGCATCCATTGCGGATTTTTTGAATCGCAACGACCTGACGGCGGTTATTCCTGATTTCATCACCTTGGCGGAGGCGCAGTTCAACCGGAATATCCGCCACCGGCGCATGGTGGAGCGGGCCACGGCTACGCTGGATAGCGAGTACAGCGCTGTCCCGGCTGATTGGCTGGAAAGCATCCGCTACCAGATCAACACGAACCCGATCACGGTAATGGAGTTCGTTTCGCCAGATCAGGCGGCGATGTTGAAGGGTGCCAACGGGACCGCCGGCAAGCCGATCTATTATACGCAGATTGGCCAGCAGTTTCAGGTTGTCCCGGCGCCGGATAGCGGGTCTGCCTATACTGGCGAGTTGACCTATTACGCCACGATCCCGGCGCTTTCGGTTTCTAATACGACAAATTGGCTTCTGACGGATTCGCCTGATCTGTACCTTTATGGCGCGCTTTTGCAGGCCGCGCCGTATTTGCAGGACGATCAGCGGCTTTCTACCTGGGGAACGCTTTATGAGCGGTGCCTTAACGATCTGAAGGTTTCCGATGAGCGGAGCCGGATGGCAACCAGCGCCCTTCGGATGCGGGCAAGGAGTTTTGGCTAATGACCACGAATGCCTTCACCAATTATCTTGAAAACAAGATCATGGCCTATGTGTTCACCGGCACGGCGTTTTCTTCGCCGTCTGGGAGCCTCTACCTTGGTCTGTTCACGGCGGCGCCTGGCGAGGGCGGTGGCGGTACGGAAGTCTCCGGCAATGGTTATGCTCGCAAGGCTGTGACAATGACCACCAGCGGCAACGCCAGCACCAATAGCAGCGCGGTTGAATTTGACGCGGCGACGGGGTCTTGGGGAACCATTACCTATGTTGCGGTGTTTGATGCGCTGACCACTGGGAATATGCTGGCTTATGGCGAATTGACCGTTTCTAAAACCATTGCCACGGGCGATGTGTTCCGCGTTCCGGCTGGCGATCTCGATATAACTCTTGAATAGAGGGTGGTGAAATGGCGTTTGTTATTGCGGATCGTGTAAGAGAAACGTCCACCACCATTGGCACGGGTAACTTTACCCTGGCTGGTGCGGTTACGGGCTATCAAACTTTCGATGCGGCCCTGGATACTGGTGACACGACTTACTACACGATTGCGGATCAGAGTGGCTCTAATTGGGAAGTGGGTATTGGTACATTCACCAGCCCATCTACATTGGCGCGCACAACCATCCTATCATCCAGCAATGGCGGTAGTGTTGTCACCTTTGGCGCTGGCACCAAGGATGTGTTTATTAGCCTTCCTGCCAGCAAAACCAACACTGTTGAGGCTGGTAATTTAACATTCGCCAGCACGGCGCAGCGCATTACGGGTGACTTTAGTAACGGCACACAAAGCAATCGTGTATTTTTTCAAACCACAACCGCAGGCGGCGGTACCTCAGTTGGCACCATCCCAAATGCAACGGGAGCCAACAGTGCCTTTAATGCTTTTGGAGGGCCAGACCCAGGCAACGCATCTTTTGCACAACTTAGGGCTGGTTCAGATACGTCAGATGTGCGTTTAACTTCTGGAATAACTGGAACTGGCACATACTACCCCATGACGTTTTACACAGGCGGCTCCGAGCGGATGCGCCTGGATACGTCTGGCAACGTGGGGATTGGGACGAGTTCGCCTGGGGTTCCGCTTGGTGTTGTTGCTAATAGTGGTTCTAATGCGATTCGGCTTATCGGAAGGTCGTCAGACAATATATCGACGTTGGATTTTGTTCCTAATAATTCAGCGTCGTCTTACGCTTACCTTCAAGCCTCATCAAGTTATTTTGCCTTTGGAACATCCGCCACCGAACGTATGCGTCTCGACAGCAGCGGCAACGTGGGGATTGGGACGAGTTCGCCCCTTCGTGTCCTTCACGTTGTTAGTAACGCTGCGGAAACGCAGTTGTTGCTAAGGGAGAGCGACTCATCGGGGCCGCAGTTACTTATGGGGGCTGATTCCGCAGTCAGTGGATCAATTATCAACGCGTCTTCTGTCTCTGGCTCAAACAGCAATTTGCTTTTGCAAACAGGAGGCACCGAACGCGCGCGCATTGACAGCAACGGAAATGTTCAGATTAACACGACTAACGCGGCTGCCACTGGAACAACTTGCCGCTTTACAATCCAAGATGGAACCACTTATTTACCGTTTGGCATTAATAACAATGCCGCTGGAACTGGTGCTAGTAACGTTGCACTTTTTGCAAGAAATGGAACAACCACAGGGACTATTTCAGTTACCGGCACTACTACAGCCTACAACACCTCCTCAGATTACCGTCTGAAGCATGACGTTCAGCCCATGCTTTCTGGGCTTTCAACAATCTCTGCGCTCAAGCCATCCACCTACAAGTGGAACGCTGACAATAGCTACGGCGAAGGCTTTATCGCGCACGAATTGCAGGCGGTAATTCCGCAGGCGGTCAGCGGCGAAAAAGACGCTGTGAACGAAAACGGCTCCATCGAGCCGCAGGGCGTTGATTACAGCAAGATCGTGGTTCACCTTGTCGCAGCCATTCAAGAACTCAAAGCTGATTTTGACGCATATAAGGCAGCACATCCATGAAACTTGAACTCACCATCAACGATGTCAACGTGATCCTGCAAGCGTTGGGCAATGCGCCATACGCACAGGTCTTTGAACTCGTAGAGAAAATCCGCACCCAGGCGCAGGCGCAGGTGCAAAGCA